GTTCTGTTCTGCATCCCTCAATAGCGTTTTTGCAGTTGACAGGTTCTTCTTTTCTTCTTTCAGCCTGATCCCAAGTTCCTTATATGGTTTGGTGTTCCGTCTGAACTTGTCACGTTGATATTTCAAAAGGTCAACCTGTGTTTCAAGTTTCCTGATTTTTTCTTTCATGTCAAAAATAAAATTGACTTCCTTTTTCTTGAACGGTTCAGTCTGTTCAAGGAACTGTTCACACCATTCACGGATTTTCTTTTCTTCATCCGGGGTGTTGCTTTCCCGGATGATTTTCAGCAACTTTCTGAACTTTGGTGTACTGTGCATTTCCATCCACTTTATCCAATGGATCAGCATTGAACCTTTTCTGCCACTCCATACATCTGACCATCTGATTTCAAGGTCAATGTCATCAATACCTATTCTTTCAGTAAAATACATCTTTCGCCCTTCCTTTCCCGGTCATACTATGCCAAAATGCTTTAACCGTTTTTTTGCAAAATCTATATACCATTGTTTATCTAACTTTGCCGGAACTTTCACGCCTTCCACATCATCATTGAACACAAAACAATGATCCGGGGTATCTGCAAACTTTTCCAGTTTCCCACGTTTGCCCCCGCCTTTCGTCAGGCGGCCATCTTTCAGGTCATTGGAAGCAAATACCCTGTATGATTTGTATGTGTACCTGACAGTTTCTGGGTACTCATACCAAGTCTTTATGACCCTGACCCCTTTCTGTTTCTTGACCGGGGTGCAATGCTCATGTTCCACCCACCCATATTTGTCTGATAACTTCACAATCTTTTGGAACATGATCAGATCGTCACAATCATTGATTGTCTGTTCAACAGGAATTTTATGTGCCATATAGTCAACCAACGCTTTGTTCAGGATAGGAAGGTCATTGTCTATTGGTGACAGCCCTTTGACATATTTTCCAATGCGTTCCACATCCCCATCCAAATCAATCCACAAATAGTTGTTCACGTCTTTTTGGTATATCTCTAAAATGTTATCAAGTGCCAGTTTGATTTCACACTTTTCAGTGCTGCACCTTTCTTCCCACTCATAACAGATATCATCAAGCATATTGAACGCTTCTTCTGTGTCAGGAATCCAAACAATCAGACCATCCGTGTTTGACTGAACCAATCTGAATCCCGGTATCACTTCCAAGTGTTCTATCAGATCAAGCAACATTAACTGACCGTTTATGCACATGATGTTGTTGTTCCTTGGGTCATACGCCGGGTTGGTCTTGTCCTTCATTCCCCCTGATAATGCGTTCAGCATCTTCTTGTACGGCAACTGTGCCTTTTTCCATTTCTTTGATTCTTCCTTTGTCTTTGCGTGTGTCTGCTTGAATTTCAGGTTTTTCCGGGTGATATACACGCCATTGTAATTATCATTGGTTGCTGACCTTGTTACCATGCCCCAAGCAAGCAGAAATGACGGATAATAATTATTCACATCAACGTGATACCCCGCACCGTCCTTTTCGTCCAAGTGAACAGGCTTTGCATCTGCACCATGTAGGCCGCCAAATCCAAATGTGTGTGGAATCCCGGCAACTTCGATTTCAAATGACTGCTTTTTATACCACGCCTTTTTTTCATAATCGCTTGCGTGTGCCAAATCCAATGACAAGGCTTCCAACCGTTTCTGTTCAAACCAATCCTGAACACATTTGTATTTGTTCAGCCTGATACAAGGCATATAGAAATAATCAAATTCATCTTCATATTCCTGTCGGGTACATCCAAGCACCTTTGCCGTGATCCGTGCTTCACTGTCACCTATACAGGACAAAGGAAGGTCAAACGCTTTCACAATGCCATACATTGCATTGAAGTCATCAATCTTCTGCAAGAATACCTTGATTGTTTCTTCCACATCATGCCGACAATAGAAAATGGTCTGTTCAATCTCTTTCTTTGTTAGTTTCCTGTCTATGTCAAATGGAACTTCTGTTTCCTTGATGTTTGAACCAAGAAAACCTTCCAGTGTTTTCAATCCTACTGGTGGGTTTGGCATAACATCATAATTTATCATGGGTATCTGATTGAACGCCCTTGAAAACTGCCACCCCTCTCTATGTTCAACAATGATATAATCATTGATTTCTTTTGGGTTCATCCCCAACAGAATCCCTTTGAAAATGTACTGGTCATAATGCCTGTTGTTAAAACCCACCCAAATATCACTGCAATTTGCTTCATATAACGCTTTTAATTCATCCGGGTTATTGACTATGACCTTTTCTTCTTTGCGTGTCATATCAACGAAAACTGCAAGCCAGTCATGTTCAAAAACCTCAAAGTCATAAAAGATCATGGGACCGCTCCTTTCTTCTGAAATACGGTGGTCAGGTATGACCCCAACCACCGCCGTAATGTCTGAACCTTACCTAATTACAGGTCAAAAACCTCATTGATTGTGACCGGGTTGAACGCATCACCCTTGTACTGCACTTCCAGTTCAATCTTGCCCTGAACTTCCTGAAAAATGTCAAGCACACAATCAGCAAAATCCTCATAGTTGATGAACTCCGGTTCAACCTCTGTTTCCAGTTTGTCAAGCCATGTAATGATTGACTTGATTGCCATTGCATCCGTCCACTTTTCTGACGTGCTGCCGCTGATCGTGCGGTTGAAGAAGATCATGCGGTTCTTATGCCCCCCTTCCTTGATCTTGAACTGTGCGGCAAACATCAGTTTGTCACCCTTCTTCGTCAGCTTGATCTCCATTTTCTCAATGCTGACAATGTACTTGCCGTCAGGCACATCCTCAAATTCATTAGCCTTTGCGTCATTCACGTCTTTCTGCAATGCAGCGGTATCAACCGCCGCATCAAATTTACTGAAATCAATAGCCATATTACTTTTCCTCACTTTCTTTTTATTTCCCATTACTGGTTTTCTGATAGATTCTGCAAAACGTGCGGGCAGAAAATCTAATGTCGGGTCTTTTGGTATAAACCCAAAACAATGATAAGCTGCATAGTCATTCATCATTTATCACGTCCTTGTTCTGCGTGTTCTGCGGGTGCGTGTTGTCTTGGTTCAGGTTCAGCATTGTCACTTGGTGGAAGTTCTTCTTCCACGGCTTCAGGACTGTTCATGAACCCTTCTTTGGGTGCGGGTTCGGTAGGCTTGACAGGTGCATTTTCCTGTGCTTCTCTTGCCTTGCGTTCCCGGCGTGTCCTTCTTGGTGGTTCTTCCAGTTCAGGCTTTGGAACTGAATCAGCAGCTTTGCAGTATTCATCAAAAGGAACTTCTTCTGCATCCCCGGCAACTTCCTGAACCTTTTCAAACACTTTCTGCTGATAGTCAGCCATTTTTTCAGCATTTTCAGCAACCACTTCATCATGTGTCTTGCGGGTTCGTCTTGTCCTTTGCTTTTCCTGACCGTCATCAGCCGGGGCATCCTCTGTTGCTTCTACTTCCTGTTCAGCCTGTTCAGCCGCTTTTTTTGAACTTCTGCCCTTGCGTGACCGTCTGCCCTTTTCGTCAGGCTTTTCCAAATCCCCGGAAACATCCTTGTCAGCCTGTGCCATTTCAGCATCAGACTTGTATTCCCCTACTTCGTAGTAGTTACGCATCTTGTCAGCAACATAATTCAGATCATTGTCAATGGCATATGCCGGGAACATCCCAAGGGGTGACTTCACCGTGTCCTTGCCGCTGTTCTGTGTGAAGAAGTAGTATTTGCCCTCATTGACCCCTGTGCGTAATACAACCGTGAACAGTCCTTCAATGGTGATCTTCTCACGCAATAACTTACCGATCAGTTTGATCGTATAGACCCCGCTTTCAAGGGTTTCAGCGTGTGACAGATAGGCAACCACCACATCATCCGGCAATTCCTTACATACTTCGATAATCTCAAAGTAGTTAGCACCAAAGTCATTCCATTTATCCCATCCATTCTCTTTGATCCTCTCCATGTATGGAACCGCAAGAATGTACTGGAAATCATCAACCACAATCAGTTTTTTCCCGGCTGCCGCCTGATCCTTCATCCATTTGGTGATCTTCCTTGCATCCGTAATACTGTTCAGCGTGTCAAACTTTCCTGAACCTTTGAAGGGTAACGGCTTCCCAACCGGGTTGACCACCGCCGTTGTGTCAGGACTGCAATTTCTCATACTGGTACTTTTGCCTGTGCCGGACTCTCCAATAACCAAAACCATCTGTGCCATAATCAATTCACCTGTCCTTTCCTGATTCTCTCAAAGTTTGCGGCCATGTTACCGCTGACCTTATGGTTTCCAAACTGCTTTGTGACACCCGCACGGATGACCGAACGCAACAGTTTCCTGTTATATACAGGTCTTGGGTTGTAAACCTTTCCTTGCCTTTCATTTACCATCATTCATCACCTTCATCCTTTCCGTCATATTCAATGACCTTGCTTGACCAAAGATCAGCCCAGTGGATCAGCATTGACAACCAAGTTTCGTGACCCTGAATCTCATACTTCATGAAATCATACAGTCCGTCATGCGTTAAAATCGCCCATTCTTCATCTTCTGTCAGGTCAATAAACAATGTAGCCAGTTTGATTGACCTGATTGCATGGGGAACATTGGTCAAGTCCTTGTTCCTTTTGTACGGCTTTGCCGCTGACGGCTTGCCTGATTTCAGGATATTTTCAATGTACAGGGGCTTGTCATAATCCCCTATCTTTCCAAGGTCATGAAGCAAGGAAGCAATCACAATACTGTTTCTGATCTCCGGGGTGATATTCTTTCCACCAAAAAGGGAAACGCTCAACTTTTCAGCCGTGAACATCACATTGCATGAATGTTCTGCAAGCCCGCCCTCTTTGCAAAGGTGATTGCCCCCGCTGCACGGTGCTGTGTAAAATCCTGCATCTTCCATAAATTTAAGAAGTTCATCTATTCCATCACGCTCTGTCTTTCTCAAAGATGTTTCAATGATCTCCTTGAAATTCTGTGACGGCATTTCTGCCTTGTCCTTTGCCGCTTCTTCTGCGGTCTTTTCCTCTGCCTGAACATCTTCTGCAACAGATGTTTCAACCGTCTTTTCCTCTGTCTTTGTTTCTTCTGTCTTTGTCTTTTTTACTGCCATAGTCATTCACTCCTTTTCTAATCTTTGTTTCCATTGTTTTTGTAACTCTACGTTGCCAACATACCAAGGGTGATCCCTTGATTTGTGTTCAACCCACGCCTTGAACTGTTCAAAGTCCTTTGGATAAAGCAGAACCCCATACCCGCCTGACTTCCTGATCTTCTCCAAGTGTACGATTTGAAGAAGTGACGGCTTGCCTTTTTCTGCCTTGTCCTCTATTCCGAAAAAACAACCGTCAATGCTTGCCAGTATGTCAGGAACACCGCTTTTTGTGTATGCGGCCCCGCCCCAATACTTGATGAAGTATGAACCTCTGTCTTTCAGGAACTTCTTGACCCGGTTTTCAAAGTTCTTTTCTGCTGCCAAATGCTCACCTACTTTCTTTTGCAGAAATGCTTTCCTTTGCATCCGTTGATTGCTTCCGGGATAGTAAAATCATTGATCAATACCCTGTGTTTGGAACAAAAAAAGGAAGGTCTGTATTTCTGAATATCCTTTGCATTTTCGCAATCCTTACAATGCACACGTTCCACTTTTTCCAAATGAATCACCCCCCTGTCAGTTGAATGGCAGATTATCCGTTACATCATCCGGCAGCAGTTCGATCTTGCCGCCTGTTCTTCTCATTTCTCTTTCTGAAATGTGAAGTGCCGCCTGTTCATTCCTTGCAATCAGGCTGATATTATCGCCCTTTTGCCTGACCCGGCTGATATTGTCAAGGTGAACTTCTGTCTTGACCCCATCCTTGTCATACTTGTAAACTGATTTCATTGTTTCAATCTCCTTCCTGTAATGATTTTTGTGCCGCAAATACCTTTTGCGTGTACTCTGTTTCATAGATACCTTCACGCCATAACCTTTTAGCACCTGTTTCACCCATGTTGTACGCCATCAGTACAAGGTTGGGTTGCTGATACTTTTCAAACAGTTTTCTGAATATGTAGCACCCCGCCCGCATATTCTGTTCCGGGTCAAGGTAATCCGTCACACCAAGTATCTTTGTCAGTTCAGCGTGGTTCATTTTGTTTATCTGCATATAGCCGTAATCATTGGAACTGCTGACAACATCCTTGTCAAAACTGCTTTCCACTTGGATGACTGCCATCATCAGGGAATAGTCAATGTTATATCCCTTGCACAAGTAGAATAAATATTCCTGTTCCGTCAAAAGCATCTTCACATCATAGGTCTTGAAATCTTCATCCCCAGTTTCCCAGTCAAGGGGTATTTCCTTGGTAAAAATCTTGTCATCATATGCCCCATATACGGCAAAATCATCTGTTACCCTTTCCGTTGTACCCTGACCTGTTTTCACGCCCTCTTTGGCGGTCATATGACCCTTGACGGCACACCCTACAAGCAAGCCAATCACCAAAGATACAACCGCAATGATGACCCATGAAGTCATCAGGCGTTTTGCTATGGTCTTTTTATTAAGATTTTTTGAATAGTTCATCTGTCAATTCCTTTCCAACCTTCAATGCTGCAAGGTTTCTTTCTTCAATACTGTTCTTCACAATCAGGTAGTAATAGAAACAAGTCTTGTCCTGACCTATCCTGTGAATACGTTTCTTTGACTGCTCCCAAAGGTCACATGATCCTTGACCAAGGGGAAGGGTGAAATATATCACCTTGTTAGCCTTTTGGAAGTTCCCACCCATTGCCCCGGCTTGATACTGGATGAATGTCACGCTGTTTTGTTCCTGTTCATAACTGTTCAGGTCTTTTGTTGAACCGTTCAGAATCGAAACAGGTCTTTTTAAGTCAGTCATGATTTTCAAAAGTGCATCCAGTTCAGCCGTATAGTTGTAGAACACAATCAAGCGATCTTCTGTTGACTGCACCAAATCCCTGAACGCTTGCAGTTTGGCTTTGTGGTATTGGCCGCATAATTGCCTTGCATATAGCATTTTGGTCAATGAATTATCGCCCACAAGTTCAATTTTTGGCGTTATGTCTTTACCATATAAGTCTGAATCATCATGTGTGAACTGCATCAGGTTCAATGTATCAAGCAACAAATAACCGTGTTTTATGAACCGCTTGTATTCCTTGGTAACATCTACCTTGATTTTTTGTTCAATCTGTTCAGGCAAGGTCAAGACTTCTTCTGTTTTCAGGAACACCGCACCATGTTCAGCAAGTTTTCTTTTCAGGTGACTAACGTGTTTGTACCCTGTTACAACCTCATGTTTGAAATCCCCTTCTTCCACCCATTCCGTTTCAATATATGACTTCCAAAATGCTTTCTTGGTAATCTCCCAACCAAGCAGATGACATTGTGACCACAACTTTTCATACTTCCCGGATGTTGGTGTTCCTGATAACAGGATCACGTTATCCGGCTTCATTTTCAGGATGAACTTTGAACGCTTTGCCGTTTCGTTTGAAATCAGGCTTGATTCATCCAACATCAGCGTGAAATGCTCCAAAGACTTGTACCAATCACGCCTGAAAAGTAGGTCATAATTTATCACCCCTATAATGTCAGGACTTGCCCGGTCATCATAAATATTCATTGTTTCAGCGTGTGTCCTGAAGGATATGGACCCGCTTTTCTTTGTCAGGTTATAGACCTGAAAATAATCACCGTAGTATTCCGTGAAATGTTCAATCCAGTCATCTATCTTGGACTTTTGGCACACCACCAAATTGACAGGCGTGTTCAACTGCCACATCTTTTCAGCACCCACAAAAGTTTTACCAAGACCCATATCAAGGTAATAGGCAACCTGATTGAACGGTTCAGTCTGTTTCAATATGTCTGTTTGGTGGGGCATGAAATCAGGCTGCTTCATTCCGTCTTGATACCTGTAATCTGTTCAAAGATTTCCTTGTCATAATTTGGAATGTTCCTGATAATCTCTTTCTGCCTGTCTGATAAGCCATCCCACCAAATTTGACCACATTCAGATTCATCCAGTATTTTCAGATAACCCCCTGTTGTTTCGTGTGTTGGGTATTCAGCCTTTTCTTCATCCGTCATATCATCTGACCAAATCCATTCAACAACATTCTTTGGTATCTGATTCAACAGGTATCTTGCATCTGAATTTAACCAATCCCTATATGACCAATCAGAAGGTTTGTTGAACATCAGGATTTTTGCTTCTTCTGTATTGAATACGCCGCTTGAAAAAGAAGTAGCGTTCCAATCCCCGGTGTTGCAATCCCCGGTGTTCCGATTCCCGGTGTTGCAATCCCCGGTGTTCCGATTCCCGGTGTTGCAATCCCCGGTGTTGCAATCCCCGGTGTTCCGATTCCCGGTGTTGCAATCCCCGGTGTTCCGATTCCCGGTGTT